TACATGGGAATATGACACTAAGGATGGTGTAGGCAGAGGATATCAGCTAGACACTCTGGATGAGCATCCAAGCCATAACACTGTATGGAATCATTCGACAAATTTCTTTAAGACATTAGAAGAGGCAAATAAAAAGGCTGAGCTAATGCGAGAGATAATAGGTGATGATTTATTACCTAAAGAACAAATGAACATTGTAGAGGTTAAGGCTTACACATACATATACAGCGATTTTTACAAGAATGGTGCAGATAAACAGGTTATCAATTTCTATGCGATACTTGATAACGGCCTAATATACGTACATAGCGGCTCTAAATACGAACACTGCTACAAAGATATTAAAAAGGGCGTGAAAGAGTATGAAGAGGACAAAGAAAAGCTGCTGGAGTACCACGAAGATATCACAGAGCTAAGCGATTATATGCCTACGCTCCAGAACATGTATAAATCTAGCCATGATACATGGGATTGGGCAGAGGCCAGATACAATAGGGGGTTAGCGTAATGGCACTATTCGATAATTATGAGTGTGATGGGCAAATCACAATAGATGATTGGATGGCAGACCTAGAAAGTAATGAACCTAAAAAGTGTTGTGGTGTAAGACCATGGTTACATACAACAAAGTGCTGCCATTGGGATGCTAGCAAGCCTCAAAATTACATGATGTACTATATCTGCCCTATGTGTGGCAAAACTGCTATTGATGAAATAGGCTGGGTTAAACACAGGTATGGTACATATGAAAAGGCTAGTAAGCAAGCGCTGGAGGATTGGAACAATCCAGAATCTCGTTTTGAGATAAAAGAATTTCATGATCCTAAAAACGGCAACTACCCAACTATCAGTTTAGATGAGTATGAAGAATGGGAAAAGCTATACGGCATAAGTTACGAGGAGTTCAGAAAGCCATTAATAGAGATATCAAACAGGATATTTAGAGAAAAGCAGTTAGCAAAGCAAAGATTGGGGGCTGAGGAATGTCAATTAGCAATAACACCAGAAACAGAAAAGCAGAGTCCTACACAGAAAAAGGAGCTCTAGAGCGTTGGATAAATGAATTAGCTGAGGAGTCTGGAAAGAGCAAAGAGGAAATAGCTCAGCTGGCAATCGTGAGATTGGAAAAGGAGCGTATAGAAAACAATGAGCGGATTTAATCCAGGGTGTCCTAATTATTTAGATGATGGGGATACCAGAAAATGTTTTTTGTTAGGTTATCGTATCAGTTGTGGTAGTAAAGAGTGTAAGGAGGCTCTAGAAAGGGAGGAAAACAGTGCTAGAGTTACCAATCAAAAGAAAATGGTTCGATATGATCAGGAGCGGTAATAAGAAAGTAGAGTACAGAGAGATTAAAGAGTATTGGTCTACTCGATTTACTCGTGAAAGTATGCTGGAGGCATTCTATAAGGACCACGAGGTAACATACAAGCCTACAGGAGAAAGAGTGTGGGTATTGTTTAAAAATGGATATGGCAGCGATTGCCCACGATTTAAGGCGCTGGTTAGTCTGTCGATAGGCACAGGAGAGCCTAAGTGGGGAGCTGTAGAGGGCGTTAAGTACTACAGGCTGTATATCCACAAGATAGAACGAATATAAGGAGGGTGTTATGGATGAAATAACAGAGAGAGCATTACAAGAATGGTTTCGTAGGTATCCAGAGAGTGACTATCTATACAGAAACCTACCACCGGTACAAGCTGAGAGAATGTTAAACGGCATCATGGATACAATAGAATTTAATGTCATAAGGCTTAAGATAGCAGCTGATGATTTACGCAAATCAATTATAGAGTTGCCAGCGGTGCAAAAGTTAAAGGAGCTGGCTAAGAGGTTTCTGGGATGACAAAAATAGTGATTGATAATGCCACTAATGAAGTAATAGCTATAATTGCAGAAACACAGGAAATAGCAAAGGACGGTTACGACATAGTAACCACGTATGCAGATAATGAGCCTATATTCAAAAATGATAACGGAGTTATTCATTTGAATTTAGCACAATGGAAAGGTGAGGGAAAGTAAATGGCTAATGATGAATCACAACTACTATCAGAAGATGATAGATATTTGATAACAGGTATAGAAGATGGGTGGATAGACCCTACTAATGAGGATTTAGAAAGATACTATAAATTAACAGGTGTTGATATACATCCAATAAGAACGCTGGTAACGAAAATAATTAACAAATTAAGGGGGTTTTGAAATGACCAAGGAAGAAATGCTGGAGCAATTAAAACATGATAGGGATTTGTGCAATTTTAATCCATCTACAGGCGAAAGTGAGCCTATTAGCGAGGATTGCAGAAAGTCAGCAGAGGCATTGGATATGGCTATTAAGGTGCTTGAAAAGGACAACGATGAAATCTTTAAGCAATTCAAAACAAAGGCGTTTTACGAGTCTGAGGATATACTAGGTACAGATATGGTTGATACCTATATGATAACAGATTATTTAGCTGAGTTATTGGGGGTAGAAAATGACTAATGAACAGGCTATAAAGCATTTAAAACTTATGCAAAGTGGTGCCAGAAACGCTATCAGGTACAAAAAGAATGATAAGGAAATTAGTGAAGAAGAAAGAAAAGAGGATATAGAGATATATCAAGACCAGCTAGAGGCCTTAGAAATAGCTATCAAAGCGCTGGAGCAACAACCTAGTGAGGATTGCGTAAGTAGAAAAGCGGTGACGGATGCAGTTGAAAATACTATTGCAAAGTATATTCCAACATTTGTAGGGCAATACGAGAAGATACCGCTAGAGTTAGCTAGAGCAATTGGAGATGTGCAGCCGATAATCATGGAGATTAATACAGGTAGGAGAAATGGTAAAACCTATGAGTATTATTCAAAGACAATGTATAAAGATAAAAGCCTGTTAGAATGGGCTATCATATGGCTTAAGACATCAAATGATGCATTCTTTGAAGAATACGGATTTAATTTTAATCCACATGAGTACAAGGGGTTATATGAGCTGGCAATGAAGTGTAGAGATGGTTTACATATAGGGGCTGTTAATTGTACACAGAATTTAACAACCATGGCAGCACAATTGCAAAGTGGTTTAAATGGTTTGCAATACGGAGTATAGGAGGCACGCAAATGATAATTGAGATAGGATGGAAATTAACAATTGCTATTGTATGGCTAGGTATCTGCATAGTAGCAAAGAATACAAATAAGTGAGTTTAGGACCGTTGGAATAATCCAGCGGTCTTTTTAATTGGCGGATTCGTGCCCGAATTATGTGAAATGATATAAGAGTAAAAACCCCCCAATACATTATTTGCCTACCACCTGTAGACTTCTCCCTACGCGACAAGGGTGGTAGGCACAGTTTGAAAGGAGAACTAATGAGAAAGGCAATTAAGAGATTTATCCTCAAGTATTTTGATTACAAGATAGTAGGATGGTACCTGGATAACGATGGAAAGGGGAATTACAAGAAAAAATACAACAAGAAATGGTATTTGCGTAGAGGGGTGATAGCGCATGGCAAACGAGCAAAACTTAATTCCGTTTAATCAACGAACTGAGAAAGAACGGAGAGAGATAGCCTCTAGAGCTGGCAAGGCATCTGGAGAGGCTAGGCGTAAAAAGAAAACTATGCGTGAGCTTGCATCATTAATGGCTGCTGCACCTGTAACAAGTAGGAGAGCCAGAAAGAGCCTAGGAGAAATGGGGCTCGATGATGAGGATATGACTAACGATGCGCTTGTAACACAGGCGCTATTCTATAAAGCCTTAGAGGGCGATGTTAAAGCAATAGAAAAATGGGAGGAACTTACCAGCACAGAAACTGATAATACAATCGAGGCTCTACATGATCTATTAGATGGAATAGGAATTATAGAGTAATGGCACTACAGCTAAGTAAGAAACAGCAAGAGTATCTGAATAATGCAACGCACCGTTGGAACTTTAAGAGTGGTGCTACACGTTCAGGTAAAACATATCTGGATTATGCTTTAGTAATACCTAAACGTATCATGAACCGTACAGGCAAAGACGGCCTAACGGTTATTCTAGGTGTTACTAAGTCCACTATTGAGCGTAACGTATTGGAGCCTATGCGTAACCTCTATGGTGAAAAGCTAGTAGGTGAAATCAACAGCCAGAATAAGTGTTATCTGTTCGGTGAGTGGGTATACTGCTTAGGTGCTGAAAAGGTATCACAGGTAAGTAAGCTCCGTGGTGCATCAATCAAGTATTGTTATGGTGATGAGGTAGCAGATTGGAACGAAGATGTTTTCGATATGCTCAAATCACGACTTGATAAAGAGTATTCATGCTTTGATGGTGCTCTGAACCCACAAGGGCCTAACCACTGGCTTAAAAAGTTTTTGGATTCTGATGCAGATATTTACTGCCAGAAATACACGATATTTGATAACCCATTCCTTAGCAAAGAGTTTGTTGAGAACCTTTGCAAGGAATATTTCGGCTCAGTGCTTTACAAGAGATACATCCTGGGCGAATGGGCACTTGCTGAGGGCTTAGTATACAGCTCGTTTAGTAGAGAGCGTAACGTATTTAGCGGTGATGTTAAGTACAACCCTAACAGTGAGTATTACTTAGCTATTGACTACGGTACTATGAACCCATTTGCTGTAGAGCTCATAGAGTTCACGGATGAGGGCAAGGTAAGAGTAATTAAAGAGGCTCACTACTCTGGTAGAGAAAAGGGCCAGACAGTAGATAACGAATACTATTACCAGATGCTGGTTGATATAGCTGAGGGCTATGAGATACAGAGTATTGTTATAGACCCGTCAGCGGCAGCCATGAAAGCCACTATACGTAAGTATGGTGCTTTTAGCATTACAGACGGTAACAACGATGTGCTCAATGGTATCCAGGAGGTTACTAAGTACTTAGGACTAGGATTCTTACTGATACATGAAAGCTGTATAGAGGGTATCAATGAGTTTGAATCATACGCATGGGATGAAAAGCTATCTGCTAAGACAGGTATTGATACTGTCATAAAAGAGAATGATCATCACATGGATGCAATAAGATATTTCATTTACACGATAGCTAAGAGAATTAATAGAGGCTATGTATAGGAGGCTATAAATGGGATTAATAGAATCAATTAAAGGATGGTGGAGCAGAATGTTTACAACTGAGGTTAAAAAGCAGTTTGGAGTTGAGGGCGTTGAGTCAATGACAATGCGTAAGGCTATTGAGTTGTGGCTTAATATCTATTCTGGTTCGGCTCCATGGATTAACGAGAACGACGGTATTAAGAGTATTAAGTTTGCTAAGTACCTCTGTTCTGAAACAGCTAGGCTGGTGTGCTTAGACATAGATGTTAACTTTGACGGCTCACGTAAAGAGGCTATGAAAGAGTTTTGGAATAAGTCAGTATATCCTAGGTTTCAGAATTGGGTTGAGTATGGTATAGCTGCTGGCTCATTAATCCTTAAGCCTAATGGAGAGGGTGTAGATTTTGTTACACCGGATAGGTTCCAGATAACCTCTACAGATGGCAATGGTAATATAACAGGAGTGGTATTTCAGGATACCTACCAGAAAGAAAAATACTACTACACCAAGCTAGAATATCATTCATTCTTTAAAGCATTCGTTAAAATGCCGGATTCTGAGGAGTACGAGGAGCGCACATTCTACAGAATCACTAATAAAGCATTTGAGAGTAAGGATGGTACTACACTAGGAGTAGAGATTAGCTTAGCAGAAACCAAGTGGGCTGGGTTAGAGCCTGTAGTTGATATCGTAAAGAGCAACGGTGATAAGTTAGATGGTATGTTATTTGGCTACTTTAAGATGCCAATAGCAAACGATATTGATTTTGATTCTCCTCTAGGCGTTTCACTTTTTGCAGAGGCGCTGGAGGAATTAAAAGATTTAGACATAGCTTATTCAAGAAACGCTGAGGAAGTTAAGCACTCATCTAGAATAGTATTGCTGGATGAGAGATTAACAGATAAAGGTGTTATTGATAGCAAAGGTAAACGCCACAGAGTACACATTCCACTACCTAGATATGTAAAGAGCATGAATGTGCTTACAGAGAGTAATGAGGTATATCACGAGATTAACCCAGCTCTCAATACAAGCACACGAAAAGAGGGCATAGATTTCCAATTATCTCTCATTGGTAGAAAATGTGGATACTCTAACGGCTATTTTGTGTTAGACCAGAAAACAGGCATGATAACAGCAACACAGGTAGAGGCAGACGATAGAGAGACAATCCAAACAATCAAATCTATCCGTGATGCTCTTAAGATATGCGTAGATGAGCTGCTATATGCTCAATCAGTATTTATGGATTTATATGAGCTGGCTCCGAAGGGCGATTATGAGGCTAATTATGCATGGGGCGATATCACATACTCCTACGAGGAGGACAGGCAGAATTGGTGGAAATATGTACAGGCTGGTAAGGTTCCAGCATGGATGTATTTCATGAAATTCGAGGGGATGTCTGAGGATGAGGCAAAGGCTATGAGTTCTGAAATGGATAAGGCCAACGCCAATAAAGGCTTATTCGGGGATGAATAGTAACGAGCACCCATTCTAGGTTGAGTGGGTGCTTTTATATTAGGAGGCTATATGAGGTTTAAATTCAATATGCCTAAAGTATCTGCTGATATTAACACGGATAACTTTGATAGAAACTTTAAAGAGGCACATAAAAAACTCAATATGCAGATAGTAGCGGATTGTACTCCTTTGATTCCACACCAGCAAGGACAGTTGAGGAGTCAAGTGCGATATCCAGACGGAATATATGGAGATTACATAGAGTGGTATGCTCCATACGCTCATTATCAATACGAGGGCGAAGTATTAACAGATGAATCGGGCAGAACATTTGTAGAGGCTGGAGTTACAAAGCCTGTACATACAGGTAGACCACTAAGCTATTCAGAACCAGGAGCAACGGATCATTGGTTCGAGAGAGCAAAAGAACAGAACCTCAGCAAATGGAAAGCATTAGTTAACAGGATATGTAGGAGATAATATGTTAAAGCCTAACGATTTCAATTACAAAGCAGATAAGGTAACAGCCTATTACAATGATTTTGAGGATTACCTTTTAAGAGATATAGCTAAGTTCCTTTTAGGGGCTGACGGAGTAGGCGGTAAAGCTGATAGAGAGCTTTTTATACTCCAGCAAATGGGATTATCACAGAATGAGATTACAGAGCGTTTAGCAGAGCTCACAGCTCAATCTGAGGAGGCTGTGAAAGAGGTATTGCAAGAATCTGTTATGACTTCTTTTTCAAATGATAAAAAGGTGCTGGATAATTACTTTAGCGGTGATTATGGACCACTTAACAACCCAGCTATTAGGCAAACTATGGATGCAGAGTGGGTTAAAACCTGTGGAGAGCTAGATAACCTTACTAGAACCACGCTAGGAGCTTACAACGACACTGTAATTAAATCTCTTAACGAGGCTGAGGTTTTATGTGCATCTGGAGCTGTAAGTTACTCAGAGGCTGTTACTAACGTATTAGATAAGCTGGCTGTGAGTGGATTAATGCTAGATTATCCTACAGGAGCTCATAGGAGCCTAGAGGCAGCAGTAAGATGCGCTGTAGTAACATCCATGAATCAAACTGCTGCACAGGTAACAAATCAATATATAGCAGAGGGCGGTATTGAGTATGTGCTTGTATCTGCTCATACAGGCGCACGTATTAGCGATAAAGGCGGTTTATATAGCCATGCAGAATGGCAAGGCAGAGCGTACAAGATAAGAGGCTCAGAGGATGGATACCCTAACCTATTAGAGGCCACAGGCTATGATATAGACCCTAGTACAGGTATGGGGCAAGTGGTGAACCCTAACGGCTTACACGGATATAATTGCAGACACTCACACCAGCCATGGGATAAAGATTTAGATAATCCATGGGTAGATGATCAGGGCAACTTGAAAGTGGATGCTGAGGAACAGAAGTATATCCAGGATAAGCAATCTGTTATTGATGAGCGTATAGCTAGAATACAAGCTGATGAAAACTACTCAGATAAGCAGAAAGAACGCCTCATAGCTGCTGAGGAAAAGCGCCGTAATACATGCAAGTATGAGGATATGCAGACTCAACGTAGAATGGAATCTCAGATAAGAGATACTAAGCGCCAGATAGTAATGAAAGATGCTGAGCTGGATAATGTTAAGCATGATACTGATTTATTCGTTCAGCTAATGGGAGATAGAAGAAATCTAGAACACAAGCTCACTAACAGAAACAGAGTCTATGGGCAGTATTGCGCTGATTTTGGATTGACTCAGCAGAGGGATAGATTAAAGGTTGCTGGATATCAGAAAAATGGTACAATAGCTAAGTTAAAGAAAGAGGGTACCATGGAAAAAGAAGAAAGTAAGAAAAGTATTCACAAAGAATTACTAGTTAATAACGAACGTTTAAGTGTTGATAAATTACGTGAAAGGTTATCAATTTTAGGAGAATCTAACGAAACTGTTGTTGAGATTCAAAGAAATATACATGATATGCTTAAACACAGAGATAATACACATTATGAGGATTTGGCTTTTATAGATTCTGCTAACGGCAAATCATGGATAAATAAAAACTACGATTATTATGATGCTAAGAGTAAAGTTAGTAGGTGCAAGCCTACTGAAAATATGTTAGAAAAATTAAACGCGGCACCAGACTACACTTTTATAGGCGTTCATAATCACCCTAGCAGCTCAGCACCAAGTAAAGAGGATATCTTTACGACGTTGGAACGTAGGTATAAATATGGATTAGCAATTTGCCATGATGGAACAATTTATAAGTATTCTATTCAAAAAGGAAAAACTGCATTTACATTTAATGAAAAAAGAGGAATAAACACACAACTTGCAAAGCTAGAAAATGCTGTGTATAATAAGGATAAGCTAAAAATTGATTCAGCCATTAATAATCTATTAACCTATGGAGTAGAAATGGAGTTGATACCATGAGTAAAGAAACTATTGAGTTGAAAATGGGATGTACAATAGAAGAATATTATAAAACATTGTGTGAACAAATGAATAGCAAACAGAATACTGAAACAGATTATGAGAATGATCCGTTACGCAGATTAAGTGATGATGAAATAGATTTTGTTTCAGAGTATATGGAAAAGCTAGATTTACAGAAAGCATCCTAAACAGGGTGCTTTTTTAATACCAAAAATATAAGAGCTAGATTCTAAAATTTTAGAACTTAGCTCTTTTTTTATGCCTAAAAATTGGCGCATCTGTGCCTAAATTCTATGTAACACTGTAAGCATGAAAGCCAACTATGGTTTAAATAGTACATTCCGATTGCTGGGGCTGCCCCAGATAAAAAAACTTATAAAACAGGAGGACATTGAAAATGAAACTAATTGATGAGTTGGAAAAATTGGGCTTAGAGCTTACAGATGAGCAGAAAGGAACCATCGAAAAGAAAGGATGGGGTGAAGTAATTTCTGTTGCAGAATCTGATAAAAAGGTTCAGAAAGTCCAAGCACAGCTGGACAATGCAAATGAAAAGCTCTCACAGACAGAGGAGGCTCTTAAGGCTTTTGACGGTGTAGATGCTGAGGGCATGAAAAAGAAGATTGCAGAGCTGGAACAGGCAAACAAGGATAAGGATGCTAAGTACCAGAAAGACTTAGAGGCTCGTGATTATCACGATGCAATTGAAAAGTTAACAGCTGATGTTAAGTTCTCATCAAACGCTGCTAAAAAGCAGTTTATAGCAGACCTAGAAAAAGAGCCATTACAGATGCGTGATGGTAAGGTTTTAGGTTTTGAGGATTACCTTAAGGGTGTACAGGAAAGTGATCCAGATTCTTTTGCTAAGGACCCTAACGGTAACGCAGCAAAGTTTACAACTCCTAATGGCCAGCAGACAGATGATAACAAGGCCGATAAGGTCGAGGAATCAGCTTTAAGAGCTGCCATGGGATTACCACCAAAAAAAGAAAATTAACGGAGGACAAAGAAGATGATTCAGTTATCAAAAAACTACACAGCACTTCTTGATGAAGTGTACCAGGCAGCATCATTAACATCTGTTTTGGATTCTGATCCAAATACAGCTAAACAGGGTGCTAAGGCTAATGAAATCATGATTCCAAAGATTTCAATGGACGGTCTTGCTGATTACTCACGTAACTCTGGTTACGTTAACGGCGATGTAAGCCTTGAGTATGAAACAGTACAGTTCAACTATGACAGAGGCCGTAAGCTCTCTGTAGATTACCTTGATAATGAGGAGACAGCAGAGGTTGCATTCGGTCAGCTCAATGCTCAGTTCCTTAGAACAAAGGTTGCTCCAGAGGCAGATGCTTTTACATTCGCTACTCTTTGCGGTAAGGATGGAATCAGCACAGCTACAGGCACTCTTTCTACAGGCGCAGATGTTATCTCTGCACTTGCAGCAGCAGTTGACGGCATGACAGACGATGAGGTACCAACAGAGGATAGAATCCTCTTTATCACATCTGCTCTTAACGGCCTTATCCGCGATATGGATACAACAAAGAGCCGTGAAGTAATGGCAGCTTTCTCTCAGAAAGTAGTTGTACCACAGGGCAGATTCTATACAGCTATCGACTTACTCGATGGTACTACATCGGGTGAGACAGCTGGTGGATACAAGAAACATGTATCTACAGGCGCAAGCGATGTAGCTGGTAAGGATATTAACTTTATGATCGTACATAAGCCAGCAGTGCTTAAGTTCAATAAGCATATTGCAAACAACATCATCACTCCAGAGGAGAACCAGGATGCTGATGCATACGCTATGAAGTACAGAAAGTACGGATTAGTAGATGCTTACGAGAATAAGGTGGCTGGTATTTACGTTCATCACAAAGCATAAGGAGGCGTGTTATGAGACCTGTAGGTTTAACAAAGGCTCCAGCTAAGAAGAACAAGGGCAAGGAGGCAGCTAAGGCTGCCTCTGCTCCTAAGACAGCTGAAAAGGAGCCAGAGACAAAGGAAACAAAGGCTACTGAAAAGGAGCCAGAGACAAAGGAAACAGGAAAAGAGGATTAATCAGAATGGCTGACTTAACCACATATCAATTCTATACAGGAACTTATTATGGGGATTCGGTCAGCGAAACTGATTTCCCTAAATGGTTATCAAGAGCAACGGATGAGCTGGATTTTCTCACTAATGGAAACATTACAGAGGAGGCTCAGACGGAGTTTAACACAGAAATACAGAAAGCTGTATGTGCTCTAGTAGATGTGCTCTATAAAGTAGATACGCTAGGCAAGGCTGCTGATTCTGGTACAGATGAAAGCAACATCAAATCTAAAACATCTGGTAGCGAATCTGTTACCTATGGTGCTATAGATTCAGCCTATAAAAAGGCTGTGAGTGATGTTAAAGCTAAGCGTTCCTTAGAATGGGATGCTATTCTACCTTACTTATCGAATACAGGGCTCTTATATAGGGGCATTTAGGAGGGATTATGAGCGATTTGTTTTACAACAAAACAGTAACCGTTTTTAATAGCTCTCCTACTGATGATGTTATGAGTGATGAAACGTGGTACCCAACAGTTTTACATAATGTAAGGCTGTTAGAGACACGAGGCAGAAACATAGCAAAGAGCGGCGTAGATGCAGCGGATAGCGCTACACTGCATATCCGTACAGATAATCTAGAAAAGCCGTATCTTGAGCCGAAAGCGTGGGATGCGCTGGTAGATAAATCTACAGCGTTTACTCTCTGCCAGGAGAGGGATTTCTTTGTAGTAGGCGATGTGTCAGATGTACAGATAGTAGATGATTTCTTTCAGCATATGAAAGATAACTACGATGGTGTTTACATGATAACTAACACTGATAAATACGAGCTGATACCACATCTGGAAGTTGGAGGTAAATAATGGCTGAGTATGAAAGATTATCAGATGTTGATGCCGCCAGCATTTCAGAGGCTATTACAAGGCTAGTAAGTAGCTGGAGTGAGATACCTTTTAGGGCCACCCAGAATACAGTACAGTGGGGCAGCATCACAAAAGAAACAGGAATAGGGCTCTTTGCTATGCAAGGGGCCATTTATAAAGCAAGGTACATCAGCGGTAACTATATAGGCTTATTCCCATTTAGGGTGGTTTATAAGTGCAATCCTAGCAACAACAAAACTAGGATATCAGCCCAGCAAGTAGTTGAACAGTTAGCTACTTACCTTAAGGGCTACACAGGAGCGTTAAAAAACGATGCTCAGATTGATGTACAGGCATTCACTAAGGTATCTCCTGTATACCAGCTAGAAGTGAATGAAAGCGGTTACGAGCAATATACTTGTGAAATGCAAGTTGAGTATTATTTCAAAGTCTCATAAGGAGGAAAGAACAATGGCAAAAGATAGAACTAATATGGTCTCTCTCTTAGACATTGGCTCTCTTAATGGTGGTACTACTGCCAGCATTAAAGAGTTAGGCGATGGATTCACAGAGCTCCAGGAGGATTGGGGCCCAGATGTTGAGTCTACTCAGTATGTCAACATGAAGAATAAGGCCTCTACTGTTAAGGGCTATGAGTTCTCAATGGATGCTGAGAGAGAGTATATCTCTGATGATGTACAGACAGTTATTGATGAGTTATTCAAGGATCTCCCAACAGGTACTCAGTGTGAAACTGATTACTACAGATTCTACAAGACAGATGCTGTAAGCGGTTCAGAGAACACATTTAAGGCAATTAAGGTGCCTGTTATCGTTTGCCCATCAACTACAGGTGGTGCTGGCGGCGATATCCTTAAATCTGCTATCCAGATTAAGGGTAATGGTGATGTAGTAAAGGGTACTATCGCAGTTGGTTCTGGTGGTACATATACATTCACAGCTACACCCTAACACTCCAGCACAGGATGCTGGCGGCGATGAGGAAAGCAGCGATACAGAAGAAAGCTAGAGGCTTTCAGTTACTATTAACTGTTTAGCATAATGGGGTACTTACTTTTCCCTGGTACCCCATTTGGGAAAGGATGTTAAAACACATGGCAAAAGTAATTAATTTAAAATCAAGCATTGAAACTATTGATATTCAGAATGAGGAGGGAAAGCCACTTGTAACAATCGAGATTAATACAAGTGATGATTCATACTTCTCACGCTTTATGGACCTATACGATGATTTAGGCGTATTGGTTGAAAAGGTTAAGAGAGAGATTGCAGAAATCGAACTCAAAGAGGCTAAGAATAGCCTGAATACTAAGACAGCTAAAAAGATTTTAGAAATCAATACAGAGGCTGCAAAGGAAATTTCCAGAATGACAGATGAGTTATTCGGAGAGGGATTTACACGTAAGCTCTTTGCTGAACATTACGAGTTAAATCCACAGTTCAGCCCTAATATTAAGTTGTTCCAAGAGTTCTACACAGGTGTAATGCCTGTTATACAGGACTACTACAAAGATTCCATCAAAAAGTACTCAGTTAAAAAGGGTAGGTAAGCCATGAATAATGTATTGTATCAATCCTTACCTACTGAGTGGAACGGATACCGAATCAATACAGGATTTCACATTGGTGTACAGCTGGTTCTATTGTTTGAGGATAAGGCCATAAACGATAGAGCCAGAATTGATGTAATGATGGCTTTGCTGTTCGGGGATGAGAACGGAGAGGTTACAGAATGTCCTACTACGGCAGAAGAAATACAAGAGTGTATTAATTGGTTCTTAACAGGCTGGTCGCATGACAACACTAAAGGCAGTGAGGACCGAATTAAGCTAATGGATTATGACATAGACCAGGGGCGTATATATGCCGATTTTATGAGGTTCTATGGAATAGACCTAGAAACAGCTGAGATGCACTATTGGAAATTCTGCTGGCTCCTGTGGAATCTACCACACGAGGATTCATCCTTTATGCAAGTTATTGAAATACGCACCAAACAACCTAGAAAAGGTGCAAGCGCTGAGGAAAAAGAGGCAATTAAGAAAGGCCATGAGGTTTATGATTTGGAACAACCTAAAAAAGAATACACGAAAGAGGAAACCGATGCTATCGATAAGTATGATCTGATGATGGCAGAGTTAAAAAATCAAAATCTCATAAAGGAGTGATAATATGGCAACATCAAACGGAGTAGTAAGAATCAACACTAAGCTAGACACAACAGGTTTTAACACAGGCATGAATCAAATAATGTCGGGGTTAAAATCAATTGCTGGAGCGGTGGGATTAGCGTTTGGTGTTGCCTCTTTAGTTAGATTTGGAAAAGAGTGTATCAATCTCAGCTCTGATTTAGCAGAGGTTGATAACGTAGTATCTAAGTCATTTGGCAATCTAAGAGGGCAAATGGATGCTCTGGCTAATGAATCAATCAAAACATTAGGCATGAGTAGACTTACAGCATATCAGACAGGTGCAACATTCATGAGCATGGGTAAGGCCATGCTGGATGATCAGCAAGCTGCTGCTGATATGGCTATAGAATTAACAAAGCTCACAGGTAATATGAGCTCATTCTATAACAAATCTCAAGACCTTGTATCTATTGCACTGAAATCTGTATATACAGGTGAAACCGAAACCCTTAAGCAGTACGGTATTGTAATGACAGAGGTAAATCTAGAGCAGTTTGCGCTAGAACAGGGTATCACTAAATCTTATAAGGCTATGTCACAAGCTGAAAAGGTTCAGCTTAGATATAACTATGTAATGGCTCAGACAGCCTTTATCGGTAACGATTTCCTTGATACACAGGATTCATGGGCTAACCAGACACGTATTTTAAGTGAACAGTGGAAAGAGTTCATGACAATTATAGGTAATGGCCTTGTAACTGTACTCACTCCTGTAATTAGGGTATTAAACACAATTGTATCAGCTCTTATTACATTTGCTAATGCTGTGGGCACTGTAATGAGTAAGCTGTTTGGAATTAAAGGCCAGACATTCGGCGTGGCTGAATCTGCTGAGAATGCAGCTGGAGGCTACGAGGATATGGCAGATAACGCCTCCGATGCTGGCAAGGCTGCTACAAAGGCTGGCAAGGCCGCTAAGGGCGCTCTTGCTGGTTTCGATGATTTGAATGTACTCCAGCAAAAGAGCGGTAGCGGTTCTGGAGGAGCTGGAGGCGGTGGCGGTTCTGAAATCACTGCTGAGGATGTACCGGTTGAGGAAATCGCAGAAACTAACCCTATGTTAGATGCTCTCAAGAGTCGTTTACTTGAGATTAAAGATTTAATAGCAGAGGGATTCTGGGATGGCTTAGGAAATGTAAATTTAGATTCAGCTAAAGCCTCTATAGAGTCCATTAAGGATAGCATTAAGAATATATTTACAGACCCAGAGGTACAGAGCGCTGCTAATAATATGATTGATGCGTGGGCATACTCAATAGGCCAGCAAGCGGGCGCTATGGCATCTATAGGAATTACAATAGCAACCAACCTATTAGGTGGTATAGCAAAGTACCTGGAACAAAATACAGAGCGCATTAAAGACTACATAATAGATATGTTTGATATCAGCGCTCGTGTTGCTGAAATTAAAGGTAATTATGCAGTAGCGGTAGCAGATGTATTTTCTGTATTTGGAGGCGATACAGCCCAGCAGATAACAGCTGATATTATCGGTATCTTTGCTGATACATTTATGGGTATCACAGAGCTTACAGCACAGTTTGGTGTCGATATGCTCGATTTAATGACACGCCCATTTATTGAGAATACAGAGGGCATTAAGACAGCTCTTGAGGGTATGCTTGAAAATGTGCAGACCATGACAGGAGCAATCAAAGAAACTATAGATACATTTGTAGATGATCTATTAGGAATGTATGAGGCTCACTTTGCTCCATTATTCGATTCTCTCGCAAATGGCTTATCTGAGCTTGCTGGAGAGTTCCTAGATTTCTGGAACGGACAGGTACAACCTGTACTAGATAGAATGGCTGAAAAGTTCGCTGAGATGTGGACGGCTCATTTATCTCCACTACTCACAAAAGTAACAGAGTTCTTAGGAGTTGTGGCAGATGGTATAAAAACTCTCTGGGAGGGCGTATTACAGCCTATGATTAGCTGGTTTATTGAAACCATTTTACCTACATTCCTACCAATTATTGAAACTCTTTACAATGCATTTATTGATACTATCAACGGAATAATTGATACTATCGGATTCATTATTGAGATTTTTACAGGTTTAATCAACTTTATCATTGGTATTTTTACCGGAGATTGGCAGAGAGCATGGGAGGGTATCAAGCAGATATTTACTGCTGCATGGAACGCTATTAAAACAGCAGTTTCAACAATCTTTACAGCAATAAAGGGTGTTATTGATACTATTCTCCTCTCAATCAAAACTGCTATAACAAACAGATTAAATCTTATTAAAACTACATGGACAAATGTGTTTACTGCATTAAAAACAGTTACAACAACAATCTTTACAGGCATCTGGAATGCAATTAAAGGCACTATCAATTCAATCTTGAGCGGTATAGAGGCCATGGCAAATGGTGTAGTAAATGGTATCAACAAAATTATCGATGCCATGAACGGCCTTAGCTTTGATATTCCAGATTGGGTGCCTGAGTTCGGCGGTAAGACATTTGGTTTTAATATCCCTAAATTATCTACAGTGTCATTACCTAGACTTGCTACAGGTGGTATTACTACAGGCGCTACACTAGCCCAGATTGGAGAGGCTGGTAGAGAGGCTGTGTTACCTCTTGAAAATAATACAGGCTGGATGAATGATTTAGCTGCTATGCTCACTGAAAAAATGAGCGGTGCTAATGGTGGCACAGTAGTATTAGAGATTGACGGTGCAGAGTTTGGTAGAGTAGCACTACCATTTATCAATAACGAGCAAACTAGACTAGGTGTAAGCATGGCTACAAACTAGGAGGTATAGCATGACAGAAAAAGGATATACACAGGGAATATACATAGACGGAATATTTTATGATATTCCCTTTGTATCTATAAAAAGAAAAGCGGATTTCCTTGAAAAGTACGCTGAAAGAACCGAGGACGGCGATATTAAGATGGAAACCATAGGCTGTTATTTCAACTACGATATAACAGTGGGTACTATTGATGATACCGAAACATACAATAAGCTGTTTGAGCACATTACACAGGTACAGCCTAGATTTCACAACGTAGTATTACCAGACGGTACAAGTAATTACTCGTTTAGAGGATATTTCTCAAGCATATCTGATGAGGTATCAAAGGTGCTGGAGAATAAAGTTAAATTTGATGAGCTTAAATTCAAAATGACTAGCCAAAAACCAACAAAAAAGTAGGAGGTAACTTATGAGAACATCATGTACAGCTGAAATGAGATTAATAGATGTAACAGCTCACGATGATGCATCTGTTACCTCTGATACAAAGCAATCTTTTAGTGATTTAGGCTTATTTGCTGAGGAGGAGCCTGTTACAACAAACAATAGCTATGCAACACTAGGCTTTAATCAGTTTGTGCTAGACGGTAGTAAAAAAGTTGTTACAGGCAACGAAAGCGATATAGGCTATTGGTCTTTATATAAGAGCGGTGCTAATTGCAAGTTTGCTGTTAATCCTAAGCTAAGGATTGATTTCACAGAGCAGCATACATCAATTGCTCTCACTCTTACATTTGCAGATACATACCCAGCAGAATTGATTATCAGATGGTACACATTAGGCGGTACTCTTATTAAAACATCTAAATTCAACCCTACAGACCTTGAGTTTGTTTGTGTGGATCAGGTGAAAAACTACGGTGCTATTGAGTTTGAATTTACTAAAACCAATATGCCTGGGCAGTACATCCACTTACAGCACATTGTATATGGCAGAGTTCTTACATGGGCTGATGATTTAATCAGCAAGGCATCTATCACAGAGGAGGTAGATGTAACATCTAATCAGATATCAATCAATACAGCCTCTGTAGAGATTGTGGATGAGAACAATGATTTTGATATCTCTAACCCAGAGGGTGGCTGGCAATCAGTACAGAAGAATCAAGCTGTACACTTTACAGAAAACATTGACGAGGATTCTGTAGAGCTAGGCACATTCTATATTAAAGATTTCAGCTTTGCGGATAATAAAGCTAAATTCCAGATGATGAGCCCTGTAGGATTGCTTGATAGATATCAATTTGAGGATGGTGAAATCTATGTAGAGGAAACAGTTGAAAATATCGTTGATGCTATCATGGCAGATTCGGGCGTGGAGTACGTTTTGGATGATGAGCTTAAGAATATCAAGCTAACAGGTTATCTTAAGACTCAGACCAAAAGAGCGGCACTACAGCAAGTAGCATTTGTTATAGGTGCAGCAGTAGATGATAGCAGAAGTGATAAGGTGCACATCTATAAACCATCTAAAGAGCTTACATATATCGTAGGCACTGATAGAAAGTTTAATGGTAAAACTAAAGCAGCTCAGACAGACTATGTATCTGGCGTATCAATTGAGATTTCAAAATATAGCCTAAACAATGAGGTTAAAGAAATATACAACGATGTTCTACCAGCTGGTACAAGCAAAATCGATTTTGGTGGACCATATCAGCCAGAGAGCATCACAGTTACAGGCGGTACTCTTACAACTGTTAAAACCAATTACGCTATCGTTGAAATGGCAGATAGCGGTAATTGCTTAATTGAGGGCAAAACTTATGATGAGACTAAGTTTAAGCGTTCAAAGAAAGTAGCTAAGGTTGATTCTGGAGAAATAGAATCAATCAAAACATATGGCGGATTAACGCTCTACAATGGTGATATCATTAATGAAACATTAAGTGATTTATTAAAATATCACAATCTGCGAAAGAAAGTAGATATGAGATATTTAATCAATCATGAGCATTCTGGTAGCTGGATTGATATCAAAGATAGAGAGGGCCGTGATAATGCCAGCTTGATTGAAAAGCAGACAATCGACCTTACAGGTGGCTTTATTGCTACAGCCAATTGCAGAGGCTACACACTTATTGGTACAGAGGGCTACTTTACAGGACAGGAACTGTTTACAAACACAGGAGTTGGAGGAGCAATTATCTAATGAAAACAGAATTATTAAACCCAGGATACATAATCAAACAGCTCCAAACAGAGCTTGCTGAAAAAGATAAAGAGCTGGCTGATAAGGATAAATACATCAAAAACCTTGAGGATAAAGTGAAAGAATTAGAGGAGCAGAATAATGATTAGTATTTGGCAAGATGCTGTATTCGATAGAACACAGGCTGATGTTGATAGAATCAATGAGCTGCTTTCTAAAGTACGATTTAGTGATTTAACTCTAGAGGAAAAAGCAGAGCTTTTAACTGATTCTAAAGGGGCTTTGAATACATCAGATTTAGAGCGAATCAAAAATAATATAGATTTAATGGCAGAAGTAATGGAACTAAGGATAAGGACCACGGATGTACCAGAGATACCTACACAGGCCTACTTTGATGAGATTAGGCGTAATGTGCAGACTATAAGAAATGCTGGTTTTATTCGTAATACCACTCCAAAAGTTCCGAAAGCTCCACTTAATACTTATCAGAAGTGGAACGACATCGAAAAGATTTTACATGATACCTACGACATACTAATGAATAATTTCCACTATTACGCTGGAGAGCAGCTATACAGTGGTGATTCAGTAGCATTACTACTATAAGGAGGATTAAAAATGTTTGAAGTAAAAGTGTGGAAAGACCGAATAGCAGAGTTTATCTCACGCCGAACTCTTACATACGAGGACAGCACTACAGCAGTAGTAACTGTAGAACGTAATGAGGGTGAAGTATCACAGACAGGTGATGCTTTTTCAGCTGAGAACATGAACGGTCTGGAGCAGAGGATTGCATCAGAATTTGAGATTGTAGAGGGTGGCCTAGCACCTAACAGTGTAACTACATTCCCTAGCGATGGCTCAATCGTGGTTACTCTCGAAAATGGTGACAAGGTTATTACTACATTCCCTAGCGATGGCTCAATTGTTAAAACACTTGAGGATAGTGAGGGTAATGTATTAGCCCAGAGAACAACAACATTCCCAGCTGACGGTTCAATAGTGATTCAATAAGGAGGATAAGATAAATGGGATTTAATTATGGAGTAATTAGAATTAGAGCTAATTCAAGTATCGCCGGACAGAGCGTTACTATTCAGAGTGAGGACGGCAATTTTACCACATCGGCAGTACTTGCTGTTCCTTATGTAGATGTTCATGTAGCATCAATGCGTAGTTATTATGTAATCTATAATAATAAGCGCCGCTTAGTAGATGTAAACGATGGTGGTATCACTGCTGTTACGGCATCACACGGCGGTATTATTGGCCCTACAGGTGATGCTGTAGTATATGGTTTCAAGGTTTCAAAGGATGCTGTTGATCCAGATTCAAGAGTAATCTACACAGATGATTGTGAGCAGTTTTTGCCAGCTCATATGGATTATGATAATGATTCATTTGATTATGGCTCATGGGAGGATGCATTCTTTATGCCTAGACCATGTATGCTTAAATCAGATGGTACAGTAGATTATTACCTGGACCCAGACGATTACAGCAAGAGAGAGGACGGTACAGCCTCAGACATCTCTAACCAGAGTTACGATGGTAACGCTATGATGCAGTGGCCTAAGATTTACGTATCACGTACAGAAGATGCTCAGTACTATTACACACGCATTTCAAATGTTAGAGCAGATGCAAACTTTAATTGCTTTACTAACCACGATGCAAATGGTAATGAGATTGATTATTTCTACACAGCTATCTACAATGGCTGCAACGTAAATGGTAAGCTCCGTTCATTAAGCGGTCAGACAATCCTTAACGGTGCTACAGGTACAACAGAGATTAGCTATGCACTTGCTAACAACACTAGTGGACAGTATGCAGATAACGGCTGGTATATCGAGCAGTGGGTTGATAGAGCTCTTATCAACGACTTGCTTACTCTTATCGGTAAGACAACC